GTCGTCCGGTGTCGTCGAGCCGACGATGCTGGTCCCGGCCGTCGCCGACACCCGCACCGTACCCGTGCTCCCCGCCGGCTGGAGGCGCGGCACGTCCCAGAGCTTGGCGTGGTACTCCTCGAGCCACTTGCCAGTGGCGCGCTCGATTCGGATCTGGTCGGCGAGGAAGAGCGCGTTGCGCTGCTGCGCCTGCCCGTAGTCGTCGATCGCCTGCGCCTCGATGAACCACCGCGATCCCGGCTGCGTCGCGCGCCTGATCTCGTCCTCGGTGAAGAGCGCCCCCGTCTCTGGGTTCGTGAGCGCGCGCAGCCCCTCGCGGAAGTTCGCCAGGACGACCTTGTCCCGGATGTACCCGCGCGGCAGGAGCAGGAACTCGCGATCGGTCGGCGTCGTGGTCATCCGGTCACCATCAGGTCACGATCTCGGTCACGCGCACGCTCGCTGTGCGCGTCTTCTGCGCGGAGACGTTCGTGTAGAAGACGCTGAGCTCCGCCCAGTCGTCGCCCGTCGTCACCGCCACCCGCTCGAGCCTCACCTGACCAGAGCGGGTGAGGTTGCGCAGCGCGAAGTCCACCTCCTGGCGGAAGAAGAGCTCGAGCCGATCGTCGATCAGCGGGTGCTCATGGAACCGCTGACCGACGTCTTGCACCGCGCTCCCCGAGTCGCGCACGGTTCCCAGCGCCGCCAGGACCGCGGCGTCCGTCGGGTCGTAGGACCGCTCGATCGAGAGGTATTCCCCGGTCTCGAGGTCGATCGCGTCCGCGAGGATTCCCGGAGGTTCCCCTTGACGCTGGTTGCTGAGCAGAAGCGCGACGGCCACTGCTCGCGAGTCTACGAGTCAGCGCCCCATGTGGCCCCAGCGCCAGGGGTTACGGGTCCAGCGGGCACGGGAGGTCTGGCAGCGACGGCAGCGACGGCAGGGCAGGCAACGCCGGCAACGGCAGAGATGGCAACGACAGCGCGAGCGATGGAACCCCGGGCAACGGGATGCCAGGCAACGACGGGAGTGCTGGGAGCACCGGAAGCGCGGGGAGCGGCAGCGATGGGAGCGTGAACGACAGCGACGGCACCCCGGGCAACGGGATGGCCGGGATGCTCGGGAGCGACGGAAGCGCGGGGAGCGCGGGGAGCGGCAGGCTCGGCAGGGTGAGGTCGAGCGACGGGAACGCGCACCGGCTCACCGTCAGATCCCCTTCGTCCGCTGCGTCTGCGCGGCCACCAAGCCCGCGCCGGCTCCGCCCATGGCCGCGCCCGCGGTAGCCCCGGTGAGCGGGGTCGCGCCCATCGCGGTGAACGCGGCGGACAGGGTTGCCCACCAGGCGGTAAACACCGTCGCGTTGACGAGAGGCTGGGCTGCCGTCGGATCTCCCGAGGCGGCGTTGCCCCGCACCAGGAAGTCGCCGACGATGGTCACCTGGCCGTCCTTCAGTTGGACGTACGAGTCCCCAGTCGCGTCGCGCAGCGTGATCCCGTTGGTCGGGTCCATCACGATCGCGTAGCCGTCGCCCTGCACGATCTTGAGGGCGCCGGTGTCGGGGTCGAGCTGGATGCAGTGCGCCTTCGTCGGGGCCCCACCGACGAAGGAATAGGGCACATAGAAGGTGGCCAGGGTCTCGCTGTCGGCCCCGCCTGGCGAGTCGTCGAAGGCGAGGAACCCGCCGCCGTACCCGACCAGCGCCACCGTCCCGGGCTTGGGCGCCTGGTAGACCCGGTTAATCCGGAGGTCGCGGGCCGCGACCGGGACCAGCCGCTCCCCCACGCGGAGCGCCATCGCCTCCGCAGCGAGGCGCACGAGGCGCCCCTCGACCGTCACGTCCTCGGGCGCTCGGGGGCGCCAGACGAGGCCAGGGACGCCGTAGGCCTCGGTCTCCGCGACCGCCTCCCCCGCTGCGTCCGCGTCGGGCTCCTCGAGGTCCCCGGTCGCGCCCTCGCCGCCGAGGAGCACGGCGTAGTGGGGCCCCGCCGGGTCGGGCGAGCCGGTGATCGACATCCAGGACGAGACCCACGAGGAGAAGTCGCTGAAGCTCACAGCGCCCACACGCCTTTCGCGACCGCGGAAAGCTGCGTCGTGTGTCCCTGCTCTGCGTCGCCGCGCATCGCCACCTGCCAAATCAGGTAGGGCCCCACCGCGGCCCCGGCCACGTCAACCCGCACGTCCGCCACCGTGTCCACCGCGTAGGGGATAGCGTCGGACCCGCTCCAATAGCTGAAGCCGTCGGTCTCGAGGACCCAGGAGTCCTTCGCGAGCGAGCGGTTCATGAGCTCGCGGCGCGCCCGCGCCTCCGCCTGCGCCTGCGTCTTGATCCCCTCGTCGATCACGACCGCGTCCCGCACCAGCGTGGGCCTCACCGCGGAGAGGACTGGGTCTGTCCGCACGAACTTGACGCGGCTCTTCGCCTGGTCCTTCCCGCCGCCGACGCCGTAGACCCAGAGCGACGCCGGGACGTCCTCGAAGTCCTCGCTCTTGGTGGCGCTGAGGAGGTTGTTCGTTCGCGCTGCGTCTCCGCGGCGCGCCGTCATCTGGTAGGTGGGGGGCTGCGTGTCGTCCGGGGTCCCCACGACGATCCGCCCGTCGGGCGCGTCCCAGATCATCAGCCCGAACCGCGCCAGGTGGCGATCGGCGAAGGCGTAGACGCTCTCGGGTGGATGCGGGCGCGCCTCGTCCTCCTTCAGCGCGGAGAGCTCCGGCGGCGCCGGGCTGTTCTGCCCCCGCCCGGTCAGGATGTCCCGAGCGACGTCGCCCTGGAAGACGAAGTCCGCCTCCACGAGGCCCATCTTCCGGAAGGCGGCCAGGACCGTGTCCTTGAGCGTGGTGTTCTTCACGCCGATCTTCGGGTCGCACGCGGAGAAGAGCGCGTCGGCGAGCTTGGTCCGCACCACCACCTGCACGGTCGCCCCGCCGTCCACAGTGACGGCGAGGCTCCGCGACAGGAGGCGCCCCTTCAGACGCGGGCGGTCGTTCACGCTCACCACGAACTCCGCGCCGATGGCGATCGCGTCGCGGAGCACGCTCCACGTCCCCTCGTCGCCGATCTCGAACCGCGCCAGGCTCGGAGAGCGCAGGTCGGTGATGATCTCGTAGCAGGTCGCGCGATCCACCACGACCGAGAAGTCCCCGCCCTGCGAGGACTCGATGAGCACGGTGTCTCTGTCGGGGCGCCTGACCATCTCACTCCGCCAGGACCCAGATCGGAGTCCCCGCCTCGATGTAGCTCGGGTCCTCGAGCTGCGGGTTGACGGTCAGGAGCGTCCGGGCGCTCTGCCCGAGCTCGGCGGCAACGGCGTAGATGTTTCGCGCGCTCGAGTAGACCACGCTCCTGGTCTTCGGGAGCGAGGCCCGGGCCTCTTCCTCCGCCGACGAGGCCAGGTCCAGGAGCTCGAGGAGCTTGGCTCGCGCGGTAGCCCCGCTCGGGTCGTCGAGCTGCCCCCGCCCCGGGGCCGCCGAGCTGAGGGCGGCCAGAAGGGTCTGCGCCGTCGCGCGCAGCCGCCGCGCCGAGACCGCGAGGTTGTCCAGGTACTCCCCGGGCGCGTTCAGCAACCCCGCGACGCCGCTCGCGAGCTCCTGGAGGTCCTCGACCGACCCGTCCCAGCCCCCGATGCTCTCGAGGTCGAAGACGGCCGCCTCGACGACGCTCTCGACGGTGGCCTTAGCCGAGACCCGCTCGACCGCCTCGCGGTCGATGGAGTCCTCGTTGTCCTCGAGGAACGTCACCGTCAAGATCTCGCCGCCTCGGTGCTCGTCTGCGGTGGCGCGCCGCTCCCACTCCGAGGGCTTGACGCGGAGGTTTCGCTTCCAGGGGAGGTGAAGCGTTCCGGTCGCTCCGCCCTTGAAGGCGTCGATCAGCTGCTCGAGCCGGTCCGGCCAGAGCGGGGGCCACTCCCCGAGGTCGGGCTCCTGCACATCAGGGTGGAACAGGCACTCGAGCGAGAACGTGTCCGACCGGGCCCCAACGGAGTCCAGCTTCTCGGCCCGCTGCCACGGCCGCGCCCTGGGAGCGATCCGCAGCCCTCCCCGCTCCCCCACCGATCGGGCCGGGAACTTGATCGCGGGGCCGCCGTCCGCCTGGTAGGAGGTCGGCCCCATGTCGAGCCAGCTGTCGGGTGAGTCGGTCATCGAGGCTCGCTCCCTGGGCTGGTTCCGGGCGCTGGCGACAGTCCGTTGGAGCCGCGCCCGCCGCCGGCGCCCGACAGGCGCTCCAGTCGCTCGGCGGCGCGGTCCAGCTTCTCCGAGGCGCCAGAGAGCTTGTCCGCCGGCCTCTGGAGCGTCTTGCCGGCGTCCTCCCGCGGGGGACCGCCCCTCTCCTTCTCCGCGAGGATCGCTCTCAGCTCGTCGATCGTGGAGTAGGTGTCCGTGAGCGCTCGCGAGCGAGACGTCGTCAACGTGCCAGGGTCGTCAACCAACCCGACCTTCGACCCGAGCTTCGCGAGGCCCGCCATGGTCCCCTCGAAGGCCTCAGAGACCCCGGCCCCGGAGAATACCGACGGACCTCGCTCGAGCCGATTCGCTTCCGCCTGGGCGGCCACGAGCCGCTTCCTGACCTGGTCCGGGCTCTCGCCGGCGGCGCTGGCCACTGAGCCCACGTTCCCCACGATCGTGCGGCTCTCCTTGCCTGTGAGCGCGTCGAAGACCGCGTTCGCGATCGCCTCGCCGACCCCGAATCCCATCGTGAAGGCACCGGTGATGGCCACGACACCCGCGAGGGACAGCTTCGAGCCCTGGCCGGCGATCGCCTTCTCGATCGACCCCTTGATGTTGGCCATGGTGACGTCCTTCACCACCGACGCCGCAAGCGTCGCCGAAACCGCCCCGAAGGGGTTCCCGGCCGCCCATGTGACGACCTTGGCGAGCGACTCCGCGAGCTGCGGCAGCGACGCGGCGAGGTCTCGGATCGCCCTCACGATCCGCGGGTCCTCGAAGCTCTTGGTGAACGCCTGCACCGCTGCGCGGAGCTTGGCCTGGGGCGTTTCCATCGCCGCGGCGGACTGCTTCTGGAGCGTCGCCCAGTCGGTCCCGCTCTTCGCCATCTTCGCGAGCGACGCATCGAAGGCGTCGAGTCCGGCGCGTGTTGCGGCCTTCGAGTCCTTGCCGGACTTGAGCGCCTCCTGGTAGGCGGCCGCGAACGGGTCCGCGAGCGCCTTGAATGCGTACCCCTCCTCGCGTCCCGTGAACTCGCCCTCCAGGGCTTGCTTCTGGAACTTGGCGAACCCGCCCGCGCCCTTGCCGCCCGCTGCCTCCAGGAGGCCTCGCACGCGCAGCATGGCGTCTCCGGTCTTCGTCACGTCGCCGAGCGCGGCCTTGAAGCCGCCAGCGCCAGCGAGGCCCTCAAGAACGGGGGTCTGGCGCAGCTTCTCGAAGAGCTGATCGAGACCGGCCAGGGTCTCGCTCATGTCCTTGACGTCCAGGTTCACGCGGTTGGCGAAGCCGAGGACCCGCTGAAGGCCGTCCGCGCCATCTTGGCCCGCGGCCTTCGCGATCGAGCCGAGCTCGTCAAAGTCCTCGGAGAGCTGCGAAAGCGTGATGCCACCGCGGTCGGCCGCGCCAATCACTGCCGAGAGGCCCGCGGTGAGCTCCGTCCCTCCCATGCCGAACTTCTTCTGGAGGACGCCGACGATGGTCCCGAGCTCGGCCGCGCTCTTCCCGGTGGCGTTCATCGCGGTGGCGATCGCGTCCAGCGACCCGAGGGCGGCGCCCTTGTCGCCCGTCTTGGACCACACCGCCTCGATGGCCTCGGCCATCTCGGTCCCCGAGCGGGCGTTACGCTCGGCGGCCCCGCTCGCCGCGGACTGCACCTCCGCCCAAGCGACCGCCTTCCCCGTCGCGCGCTCCATCGTGAAGGCGACCTGCTGGTAGCGCGCCTGGAGCTCCGTGGTCTGCTTGAGCGCAGCACCGATGCCGATCGCGCCGCCAAAGGTGGCCGCCTGCGAGAGCATCCCCTTCAGCGCGGAGCCCGTCTCGAGCAGCGAGCTCTTGGCCGCCGTGAGGCTCGTCGACCAGGCTTGAGCGAAGCGGCTCGTCTTCGCGCTTGCCTTGCTCGCGCTCTCGCCGATGTCTTCGACCGCGTCCCCGAACTCCCGCGCCTTCTTCTCGACCTCCTTCAGCGAGGAGGTGAAGCCCGCAGCGGAGAGGTTCAGCCGGACTCGTGCTTCGCGTTCAGCCATCCGGGCCTCTCAGTCGCCCGAGCGCAGCGCGCCACTCGGGGCTCCCGCGGAAGATCTTCTCGAGCTCGGCGAGTGTCAGGGTGCCGGCGTCGAGCTCTCGAGCGATGCCAGCCATGACCTGATCGTCGGTGAGTCGCAGGCTAGCTTCGCCATACGCACCACGAAGTTGGGCTGCTCGCGACCAGCGATATCGGCTAAAGGGAGCAGGGTCTCGGACCTCGCGATCGCCACCACCTTCTGCATGATCCCGGCCTCGTCGAGCGCGGGCTCGCGCGGGTCGAGCATCGCCTTGTAGACGTTGATGCGCTCGAGCGCGTCGTGGAGGCTCGCCTCGTCGTACCGGGCCAGCTCCTCGGCGTCGCAGAGCTGCCCGTGCGGGGGCGCGTCGGTCCGGACGGCGCGCGCCAGCACGCACAGCTGCTCCATCTGGTCGAAGACGTCCCGATCGCGGTCCGGGTCGAACGCGGGGAACTTCGCGAACCAGGCCCGCGCCGCCGCCCGCGCGAGCAGCTGATCGTGCGGCTGAGGGACGCACACCTTGACCTTCGTCTCGACGACTGCGCCGTCCGGGCCCCTCTTGCGGAGGACGTCACCGAACATGAGCTGACCGAGCTCGTGGCGCGAGACCTCGAGCTCAGCCCAGCTCTTGCCGCCGAGAAGATCCTTCATCACTCGACCTCGAACCGCCCGACGAGGGTCCAGGAGTTGTCGACGGCGCTGTCGACGTTGCTCGTGAGGGACGGGCTGGTGAGGCGCCCGGTAACAGTGAAGACCTTCCCGGGCACCTTGAACCGCCCTTGGACGACTTCCCTCTTCTGGTACTTCTTCCAGTAGTCGCGCTCGAAGCCCTCCTCGGAGATCGCGCTCTTGAAGGTGAGCTTCGCGACGCGCTTTCCGCCGGTGCTCCCGGCGGGGTTCTGCCGGAGCGTCGAGACGGACTGCTCGCCGTCTTCGACGGTGCCGCTGATGTCGTACACGTCGATCAGATCGCCGGCGCCCAGCGCGAGGCGGCCCTTGGGGTAGTCGAGGAATTCGGTCGCCATGATCAACCCACCTTCGCGAGATAGAGCCCCATCTTGGCCAAGATCTTGAATGCCCTGGCGGGGATGAAGATGTCGACCTGAGTCTCGTCGCCGTCATTGACCTCGACCGCGAGCTCTCCAGAGTCGATTATCGTCTGGAAGTGCGTGCCGTCGATGACGCCCTTCGGTACCCAGTAGGACTTCGTCCGGTTGATGATCCAAGCGCGGATGTCGCGCTCCTCGACCACCCCCTGCGGCAGCTCGTCATCGCCGGTCTCGCGGTCCCGCGCAACCTTGACCTGGCTCCCGGAGCTCTGGAACTCCTGCGGGAGACCCATGCGCAGGTCCTTGGCGTAGTCGTAGAGCGCGTCGATCTCGTTCAGGTCGCGGGCCCGGTAGTCCGGGTTCCCGCTCGAGTCCTTGTGCCGCGTGCTGATCGGGCGGAGCAGCATTGGCGCCCCGCTGTCGGTGTACGCGATGAGCGTCACCCCGTAGTTGATCGCGTCGGTGCGCTCTGCCGCGGTAGGCTGGTCCGCCACCACGTCGTTCGAGCCGCGCACGATCGAGCCGCACACCTCGAGGCAGCGGTTCGCGTTGCTCTCGAGACGCCGGCGCTTCATCCGGTTGCCGAGCTCCCAACCGGCGAGCTCGACTGGGAGCTCCTGACCGTTCACGTCGCAGATGAGCTCGATGTCCTCGTCGTTCCGCGCCGCGGTGGCGGTCTTGGCCTGCGCGATCGTCCCGGTCACGCCCACCACGCCTTGCTGGAGCCGGGCGTTGGCGCCGGTCTTGTAGGCGTCGATGTGCGTCCCGAGGCGGGCGACATTCGTGGTCCCGGCGCCGTTTGCGTCCGTGTTCGAGCAGCAGACGAGGATGTAGTCGTACTCGCGCCCCGCCACCAGCGCGAGGGCGTTGGTGAAGTCCGAATCCCCGGTGCCACCTGAGCACGTCGCCGCGCCCAGGGTGAGCGTGCCGCCGGTGCCGGCGGTCCGCTTCGCCGTCATCGTGATGTCGTTGCCGCTCGTCCCGTGACCGCGGGCGGTGATCGTCACCACGTACCCAGGCCCCGCCCCGACCGCTGCGGTCACCCAGAGCGAATCTCCGGCCTGGTTGATGGCCGCCGCAAGCCGCGTCGCTGCGTCATGCACGGACTCGCCGACCAGCCATGTGGTCTCGATCTCGATGCCGCTGATCTTGACCTCGTAGGTCTCGTTCGCGGTCGGCGCGCCGGTGAACGTGAACGTACCGGTGGCCGCGGCTCCCGAGAGCTTCGCCGGCCCGACGATGTCCACCTGCGCCTCGGGGTCGGCGCTCAGGAGCGCCTTGAAGGCGAAGTAGCCGAGGCTCTTGCCCTGCGCCGTCTCGACCTCCTCGGCCGAGTAGACCGCCCGGATCTCGGTGTCAGCCCCGAGGTCGCCGCCGGACTCCGCCTGCGGGGAGACGATGAGCGCACGGAGCCCCGTCGAACCCGGCGAGGTCGAACCGCGCAGGAGGTCGACGGTGAGGTAGAACCCTGGGGCCGGGTTCGAGGTCGCGACTGCAAGGGGGAGCGTCATCGTCGGCTATCCTCTCTCTGGGCTGGAGCTCGGGGCTCGCTGCTCTTGAGCTGTCGGGCGTACTCCTCGGCCGTTCGCTGTCGGAGATCTCCGTTGCGGATGGCCTCGCGGAGCTCGAGTCCGAATCGGCGCACGAACTCGACCGTCAACGGGATGATCTTCTGCGTGTCCCACTCCACCGCGGGGCCGTCCGCCTCGCGCTCGCGCTCAGGGATCACGCGCGCACCAATCGGGATCTGGGGAGCATCCCATCTGTGCATGAGCCGGCCTTCGACCGAACTCACGAAAGCCGCGAACTGCGGCGCTTGCGAGGCCATCGCTCGCGAGCATGCGCCGCTTCCGCGGCTGTGACCCACGCGGGGCGCGCTACGTCATCGCGACGGTGACGTCGAGGCGCGTCAGCTCATCGAGCGGGGTGGCCTCGGGCTCGATCGCCTGGATGACCGACGTCGCCCAGTTGGCGTAGTCGGTGGTCTCACGCCTCGAGAGCGTGATGTTCGTGCCCAGCCGCAGGATGTCCACGTAGAAGCTCGGGGTCACCGCGAAGGGGCGCGCCTCCAAGATCTCGACTCCGGGTTCCGTGCTCACCCAGAGCCCGCGCACTCGACCGCGGCCGAAAAGCTCGTTGACCACCGCATCCCGGACGATGTCGGCCTCCCGCCGGCGGGTCCCCTCGGACTCGAGCCGGGAGGTCACCAGGTAGAGGACCCAGGTCAGACGGTAGAGCATGCGCGCCTTCCCCGATCGGTCGGTGCGCGGCCCCGGGCTCGGCCCGAGCGTCCCACTCCTCGGCGCCAGGCTCTCCCAGGCGAGCACCGCCCCGGGGAAGGTCGAGAGCTGCGAGCGGAAGAAGGCGTCCGCGCCCGCCTCCGAGGCGTGCTTGTAGACCCGGACCTGCTTCAGCGGCCCCACCAGGGTCCCCCCTGCCACCGGGGCGCTGGCGTCGGACTCGCTGGTGGCCTCGATGCCCGTGAGCGGCGGGTCCCACCGGTACTCCGTCGCCGCCGCCTGGTTGGCGATCGTCCCGCCGTGGAGGGAGACCACGTCCACCAGGTCTCCGGTCGAGTGCACCGTCCAGCTGTCGCCCGAGTCCGGCTCCGCCACGAACACCGCGGCGTCCTCCAGGAGCGATCCCCCGACGACCGGGATCGCGCACGACCCCGCCGCGACGGTGCCTGTGGCGCCCGTGCTCCGCACCAGGAGCTTCCCGGTGGCGGCTGTGCCGACGAGCGGTTGGAGCGCCCCGCAGATGGCCCTGGCGTTCGCTGTGGAGCTCATGACGCCTTGGGCGGCCGGTGCCACGTGCTCGGCTCGCCGCGCTCAGAATACCGCGCCCGCTGGAAGTTGAGCCCGCCGCGCGAGATCACCAGCAACGTCCGCCCCTGCTCGTCCGGCTTGCCCACCGCCTGCGCGGCGCGCTTCGTCCCCATGGCGTCCACGTAGACCGCCGGCTCGTAGGTCGTCGCCTTCCGCTCAGGCAAGGAAGTGCTCCATGAGCATGGCGGCCACGTCCTCGAGCAGCGGGGCCTCGAAGGGCCCAAGGGCGGTGAAGTCGCGTCGCGGCATCCTGCTGGTCCCGGTGACGTGGAAGATCCCGTAGGCAGCGCCCGCAAGCGCCTCGGCGTAGGTCGAAGCGTACCGCGTCGAGATGCTGCCTACCAGGACCCCGGTGTCCCGGAGGATCTTGATGCTCCCCTTGTCCTTGTTCCGGCGCCGCTCGATCGTGGACTCGGCCAACTGCGCCCACCCCGGCCCCTCCGCCGCGAAGACGTCCTGAACGGCCCCGAACAGGAGACTGGCCACCGCCGGCATCGCGGAGTGGAGCCGCGCACCCTGCGCCTGGAGGTCCACCAGTACCTTCGATAGGTCGGACTCCGCGGTGATGACCAGGTCCGCCATCGCGTCTCAGTACCCGCCGGGCGCCGGGACGCCCCGGCTCGGGGCGAAGAGGTACTGCGGATCCTGCGGCGACTGCACGTCGCCGCGAAGGTGCGGGTTGACCCCGGCCACCGCCTCGCCCTTGCTCCGCTGGTGTCCTTGCGCGATGGCCTTGAGGGTTGTCATCGACTCGGAGCGAAGGCGCCCATACGGGGCGCTCTCGCCGCTCCACTCGGGCTTGGCCTTCGCCCCCTCGGACATGGCCAGCCCGCAGATGGCCGACTTGACGGCCGGGTCCTCGTCGACCAGCGTCGCAATCTGCTCCGAGGTGAAGCCCAGCAGGAGCAGGGACTCCGCCAGGCTCGACGCCACCTCGCAGGCTCGGGCCAAACGCGGCCCCGGTGTCCCGGACCCGTCATCGCAGAAGATCCCGCGAACGTGAGAGGACGGGAACTCCGCCTCGAGATCGTCTTGGTCCACCAGGGCCGTCATGGTTCACCGCCTCACCGCAGCATGTCACGCGACCGCAGCTCGGCCACCGTGGCCTCGGTCACACGGAAGACGCGGGCGCTCTTGCCGAGCTCGCGCTGGAGCTTGATGGCGTCCCCGGTCGTCACCACGTCCCCGGGACGAAGATCGCCGCGCACCTCCTCGAGCTTGTCGTCGAAGACCGGAACGGTCATCGAACCGCCCAGCTCCACCGCGTCCTTCGGGAGCGGCGGAAGGGCGCTTTTCCCCTTGTCGCCGAGACGCGCTCGGAGAGCGGCCGCTTCATCGGCTGCCGCGGCTAGCTGCGCCCTGAGCGCCTCCACCTCGCGCGCGCTCTTCTCGAGTTCCCCCGTAACGGCGGCCAGTTGCCTGGCGAGGTCGTCCACCTTCGTGGTCGGCGGGGGTGCCCCGCGGGTCTGCTGCTTCTCGTCGTAGTTCGACATTCGCGTCCTTCTTGGTTCGTAGGTCTATCGCGACCGAGGCCCGAGCAGCATCGCCGCCCGGGCCCCATCGCGGCCGTCAGCTACCTATCAGCTCAGCACGTCCTTGATGAGCCCACCTGCGATGGTTGAGCCCATGAACATATCCTCGCTGTAGCCGACCTCGAGCATCGTCCCGCCGTTGATCCCGCGACCCTGGGGGATGTACTCGTTCGTCACGATCCCGGTCCCAGAGCGGCCCCGGTACCGGAAGGTGATGATGCTCTTCAGCCGCTCGCCGTCGTTCGGGACGCCCGGCTCGTTGCAGAGGAGCACCACGTCGTCGCCCAGGATGTAGGTGAGGCTCCCGGAGTAGAGCTTCTTGCCAGGGCAGACGTAGATCGGCGGCAGGTCGAGGATGTTCAGCACCTTGACCGACTCGCCGCCGGCGCGACCCGCCTCGAGGGCCAGGCCCGCCGCTGGAGCGGCGTCGCCCATCATCTGGCGCATCCACGCACGCACCTCGGTGTCGGACAGGAACCAGAAAGCGACCTCCGGGTTCATCGCGATCGCGGTTACCGGTTGCGCCGACGCCTTGATGCGCGTGAAGAGGTCCGTGCGCGGGTTCTTCGAGGCGCCGGTGTTCCACTGGTACGAGGCCCCGAGCGTCGTGCGGTTCGTGCTCGCCCAATTCGCTTCAGTCGTCGCGAGCGTCCAGAAGCGGATCTCCCGCGAGAGCGCCAGCTTCTTCGTCAACATCCGCCCAGTGCGAGCCCTGATGTTGAAGTTCGTTTCCTGGTCGTTCTCGGTCTCCCAGCGCACGAACCCGGCAAGCCCGTAGGGCTTCACGCGGTAGCTCGCGAGCTCCGAGGCGAGATCGTACTGCTTGAGCGCCCCGTCTCGGCCGGCGGTAACGTCGACCTCCTCGAACTCGTTCTCCTTCGAGAAGTCCCGCCGCTGCCCCGCCTCGCGATCGACGAGCACAGGCTCAGAGAGAACGTCCGCGGCAAACGCCGCGTTCGTGTAGCCGCCGAGGTAGGAATCCATCACCTCGGTTTCGTTGCGAACGTCGCTCGGTAGGCTCGCCATCAAGACGAGATCGCCGGCCCTGCCGACCCCGGGAACGTTCTCGCCGAGGCGGACATGGCGCAGACCATCGGCACGCTGCGACGTCGGCAGCGAGGTGTCGAGAGCGGCCCAATTCGGGTTTCTGTTCATAGCCTTGATCCTTCGTTTCTCGCTCGGGGTCGGGTCGGGTGGGCCAAGCGAAGGGACGCGCTACGGCGTCCCCTCACTCAGCCATCGGGTTACGGGGTAGCGGGAGCCTTCGCCAGGGCGACGGGGACGCACACGTAGCCGGTGCCGGCAGTGAAGGCGCTGGTGATGGCGTCGAACTGGAACTCGGAGCCCTCGACGAAGAGCAGGGCATGGAAGCCCGCCTGGTCGTCGAGCTCGCCGCCGATGGTCCCTCCGTTCAGTCCGGCGTCGAGGGTCGCGGCGAGATCACCGGTCGCGCCGCCGATGATGTCGCCCGCGGTCGTGTAGCCGGAGATGTTGGTGCTCACACCGATCGCGCTCGACGACCCACCGGTAAAGGACGCGGTGATCTCCCACCACGGATGGGCGGTCATGCGAAGGACGAACCCCTCCGGGATGAGTTCGATCACCTCGCCGTCGGTGTTGGCGTAGGAGATCGGGATCTTCATCACGAAGGCCTTGTCGGCGCGCACCCATCGCCCGGTCCCGGCGGACGGAGCGATGAGCAGCTCCTCGGCGGTGTCAGCGGTGCCAGCGTGAGCCGACTCGAAGACCCAGTTGGACTCGTCGGTCTTGACGAGGACGACCATTCCGTCGAAGCGGTTGGTGGCCGCAATGGCCTTGAGCTCGGCGCGGGTCGCGACCGCGATCAGGGAGTTGTAGACCAGGCCGACCTGCCCGAGCTCGATGACGATGTCCTCTCCGGTTCCCGACGCCGCCGTCTTGGCTACGCCCCAGACCCGCTGGGTCGCGCCGGGCGACTGCGAGGCGACGACTGCCTTACCAGCCGAGTCCGTGGTGATCTGGTCGCCGGCGGTGATGACGCCCCCGGAGGTAACGACCGCGCGCCCTGAAAACTGATAGCTCGCCGTCGAGCCGCCGTAGATCGTCTCGGTCGAAACGCCTGCCGGGGCGTCGGTCGTCGCCGACGCGATCGCAACCTCGCCGGCGGTAGTGGACTCCTTGAGCAGCCGCTTGGCTGCAATGTCGGCCGTGCCGGACGGGTTGGCGCCCGAGCGGAAGCACGAGGGCTCGTCGATGCGGTGAACGTTGGTAGAGCTCATCGGGGTTCTCTCTGTGGTTACGGTCTTGGATCTTCTTCCTCAGGCGCTCACTCGGCCTTGCAGCCTTGGCTGAGCCACACGCCGGCCTGCCGCAGCTGCTCCTGGGCGGGGAGCACCCGGAAGCCTTCGCCGCGCTTCGCGGAGAGGTAGGCTCGCGCCTTCTCCACGCCGTTTCGGCCCGGCATGTTCTCGTGCGGAGCGGCGGCGCCGGGAGCGCTGGCTCGAGCGGTCGACGCAGCCGCCGTCGCCGGAGCCCGGGTCACGTGCGAGGTGAGCAACTCCGTCTGCGGATCGGGCTCGGGGAACCGGGCGCGCCACGTCTCGACCTTGGCAGGGTCCCCAGAGCAGGCCTGCCGCTCGGAGAGCAGCATCGGGCGCAGCCGCGCGGCCGCGTCTCCGTCGATCTTCAGACTGGCAAGTGCCGCATCGACGTCCTTCGCTTCACCTTCCTTGCGAAGCTCGGCGAGTTCGCAGTGCGCAGCCCTCAGGCTCGCCGCAACCTGCTTCGCCTCCTCCTCGTCCTCGGGGGCCTTCTGGCCCATGTCCGCCAGCGCGGCGATGATGGGATCGAAGCGCTTCACCTTGTCGACGAGCGCCAGAAGACCCTTCAGGTCGACCGTCCCCAACGCTGCCTCGAACTGATCGAAGAGGTTCGATTGCTCCTTCGCCTTCTCGGCGGCAGCGAGGAGAGCCCTCTCGTCGGCGCTGCTCGCGCCCAGCAAGACGGCCATCGTGGCCACGGTGGCAGCAGACATGGTAGCAGAGTTCATTTCTGTGGTTCCTTCGTCGGAGGTATTGCCGAGGTCTCCAGGCCGTGACCCTGGTAGCGAATCGAGCGCTTGACCCACCGAAGCCACTACCTCGGCCGCAGTGGACAACACCGGCAGCCCCAGGAGCTCACGGATACGCCGGAACATGGTCTCGACGTCCTCAGCGAGCCTACTGCCAGGAGTCGCCGGGATGGCCGACTGGAGGCGGCCCAGTTGCTCCCGGATGGACTCTGCGGACGCACCAGGAGGTAGGCCAAACACGCTCCGCAGTCCAACCATGACCTCCTCTGGTGACTCAGCGGCGCCCCAAACGTCTGCCCTGGCCAGCGCCGCCGACGCGGCCATCGGGGCCATGCCCTGAATGAAGGGATGGTTGGTGAAGGCCACGCTCGTCAGAGTCGGGCCGATCTTCTCGCCGGTTGCCGGGTGCGTCGCGTCAAACCACACCGCCACGCTCGTCCACTGGTAGCCGCCGCTCCGGATCTGCTCGCGCGCCTGCTCGGAGAGGTCCGTCAGCGCCCAGAGCTCAAGCGTTCCGTCGTCACCCTTGCGAGCCTCGAGATCGAGAACCCATGCCGGCGCCGGGGCGCCGGTGACCGGGATCGAGCCGGACGTCGGCTCGAGCTCGCTCGCGTGCTCGTAGTCGAAAGGAACGACCCGCGCACACCCCCTACCGTCCGGCCCGGCCTCGAACGCAGGGTGAGCTCGCAGATTCGTGATCAGCTGATCGAAGACCACCTGGTCGAACTTGAGGAGTTTCCCCCGCTTGTAGCCGTTCCATTCGCCCTCACGAGCAACCTGGATCCAAACGGGTCCCGCCTGCTCCTCGCTGGCCGCTGGTGGGACCTGCCCCTGCGCGAGGCGGACTGCTCGCCCGAAGGCGCGGAGATTCGTTGCCATCGGCGGTTATTGTGCGATTGGTGGCAGCCCCGTGACCCCCTGGCGCCTCGAGCTGGAGCGCTTACACTATAGGCATGCCTGCTCCCCGCCTGCCGAATGGGACCGTCGACGTCGCCACGACGCTGCTGGAGGACGACGACTGCGCTCCGTCGTACGAGGTGACCATCCCGGAGCTGCCTCAGTCCCCTGGGCCCGGTGAGGGGGAAGCCCCGCCGCCGCCCCCGCGTGCGGACCGCTTTCGTGCGGACCTGGCGAAGTAGGCATCGACGTCTGCCATCTGTGCGCCGTCCGTGAGATCCAGCTCCAGATTGAGCAGGCCCTCGTCTCCTGCCCCGCGCGCCATCAGGTAGTGCTTACCGACGGGAACCCCGTTCACCTTCAGGCGCGCGAGTTGCTGAACGGTCATGATGCGGTCAATCTCTCCGTCGATTGCTTCCGGACTGAGCTGGGCTCGAAGCGGCTGCTCGCTGCTGCTGCCGTCCATGTTCGCCCACTGATAGTTGGTGCGTAGCCACTCCTTGAGCCCGCGCTTCAGTGGGGCCAGAGCCTCGGGGCTTCGCAGGCGGAAGCCCATGTTCGGCCACACATACTGCCCGTGCCAGGCCGCTTCCGTGACGACCTTGCGCACACCGAGCCGCTTGTAAGCCGTCAGCTGGGCCTGAAGCACCTTGCTGCCAAGCCCGCTTGCCCGAAGGCGTTCTGGGATGATGAACAGGTCGTGATGGGCCACGACCCCCTCGCTGGTCCGGGAATACTCGCGCACGAGTTCCCCGTTCTCTCCGCGCTTGCCGAATTTGAGCGTCAACGTGAGGCGATTGAGATCGGCGACCACTCGCCCCCGTGTCATCACGCTCTCGATCTCGTCCGCGTTACCCACCCCCAGCAGGTCGTCAAAGTCGTTCGGGTCGAAGTCGCGCCCGAAGATGTCGCGACTGGCGGCGTTGATCTCGTCTACCGTTCCCCCGGGGCTGATCTTCCGCTTGCCGAGGGCTCCGCTCTCCTGGAAGTCCGCTTCGCGCACGGGTTGCCGCACGGCCGGAGCCGGGGCGGGTTCGGCGGGTAGCGTATCGACCGCCGGCCGCGCCGTCGGTGCCTTCGGCTGCTCTGCGAGCGTTGCCGCCGGGACCTGGATGAGCGACTTCGTCCCGCTGTCGAATCCGGGGTCTGGCAGACCTCGGGGAACGGGCCCGATCTTCCCGCCGTTCCGGTCGAGCCATCGCTGTGTGCGTGCGATGACGACACAACGGCACCGGTGCCCGAAGGGCGGGTATGCCTTCGTCCAGAACGGGTGATTCGCCGGCAAGACGATCCCGCTCGCGCGCTTGTGGGCTGGACGTGTCCCATCGTCGCCGACCGCCCGGATCTGCCAGTAGGGCACGGCCGCGATGACAGCGGGTCGCGTGTTCTCGATGTACCGCCCGCTCGCGTAGGCTGACGCGATGTTGGTGCGGAACACCGTCTCGACATGGCTCGCATTCGCCGGCGTCCACCCCGCCGTCTCCAGGCGCTTCTTCACGAGCTGATCGAACTCGCGGAAGATGGTGCCCTTGTAGACCCACTTGCCGGTCTCGGGGTCCTTGTAGGTGGTCTCCTCGCTGGCCCTCAGCTGGCGTAAGAGCTCGGCGTGAGCGACCGCGAGAAGCTCTTCGCTCGCGAGGCCCGCGACGGTGAACGCGCGCCGCTTGGCGCCGTCGGTCAGGGCGTCGAAGGCGGGACGCGGCAGAAGCTTCTTGCTCTCAAAGAGGCGGAGCGCGGCGTCGAACGGGATGTTGGCGAACGATGGAGCGCCGACCGTTTGCTTCCCTGGCGCAGCGAAGGTCACAGGAGCGATCTCGACGTCGTTCTCGTGCTCCCACTCGGCATCCAGCATCCCGAGCATGGCGCCGTGGAGGATCTGCCGCTCTACCTCGTCGGCGAACCTACGAAGGTCGAAGCGCCTCGCGACGGACTCTAGCATGCGGAGCACGTCCCCCTCGCTCCTGACGCCGACCATAGCCGCGACGAGCTGCTGACCCCAGTCGTCGAGGATGTGGGCTGCTCGCGGGACAGCGCCCTCGGTGAGCGCTTCTTGCGAGCCGTGGACACTCTCGGGACGCTGAGCGCAGCAGACGTGCTCGCCGTACTCGCTCCGCGCTATCAGCGACCCGAGGAACGCCTCGTAGGCCTGCAACACGCGGTCAGGTTCAGGTTGCGGTCGGCGGCGTGCCATTGTCCGCCTTGCGCCTGCGGCCGCGCCGCTTCGTCTGCTGGCTGAGCCGGTCGAGTTGCGCGAAGACGCGAATCGCTCGCGCCGCAGTCATCGCCTCGTCCTCGACCGGTTGACCGTTGTCACCGACGGGGCCGACACCTCCACCGTCCCCAAGCGGGGAGGCTCCACTGTCGCCGCCATCACCGAAACCCGAGAGCCCCGGTAGTCCGCCTGGTTCTGGAGCTTGTCCCTCGAACACCTCGTCGCTAGGCGACGGTTTCGTGAAGCCCATCGCCTCGTAGACCTCGTCCTGCTTCATCCGGAAGCCGGGGAGCGAGAACGCCTTCACGACCCGATCGACCTCGCGTTCTCGGTTCGGCGGCGGCTCGTACGCCAGGGAGATGGTCGGGCAATGGTCGAGCGCGTCGGGCCCGAAGTTCAAGGCGATGATGTCGACGGCCAACTGCTCCGTGAGGACTTCAGCGATCCCCCACCCGTCTGCCGCAACGACGCTGGTCTGCTCGTCTTGGGCCACCTCGTCGCCGGAGCTCCCGAGTGCCCCGGGCTTCGCGTCGGTCGTGCGGGTCTCTCCGAGCACCAGCTTCAAGATCTCGTCGTTCGCGTCCTCTTTCACCTCGCGGTGTACTTGTCCCGCGTTCTGCCCGGGCTGGGTCGTCTCGCACCTGAACCCGGCTGGCAGGCGCCCGGTCGCGTTCGCCCCCATGGCGTCAATCGCATCGACCGCCTCGTCGAGGCTCGTCTTGTCGATCGGGCCCTGGTAGGCCGGGTCGACGCTCACGATTCGCCAGGGCTTGCCGAAGACCTCGAGCAGAATCAGTCGCTCTCGCGTCGAGAACCGTTTGAAGAAGGACCAGTAGAGCGCACGCGGACCGAAGCCCTCCCGCTCCGGGTACTCCCCGAAGAGCTGCGGCAGGTAGGTGATGAACTTGCTCGGGTATCGCCTGAGCTCCAGACCGGCGGCCTCGAAGGCTGACTGGTTGGACCAGGGATCATCCGAGACGCGAAGCTCGCGCTCGGGCCCGAAATGCAGTCGGCGCGGGTGGATCCACTTCAGCGCCTCGACGCGCCAGCGGACCTTTCCCGCGGGGTTCTCTCTCCACACCTTCTCCAGCGCCGCGCGCCCGTGGCAGTGCGCCCAATTCAGCGATGTCACCGCTTGCCGGAGGTTCGGGATCCACTTGAGCTGCTGCCTTACCACGTCCGCGAAGTACGTCGCGACCGCGGGATCGATGCCGTCTCCCGTCGCTGGCTCGACCGTCGGGAACACCGACGCCAGCTTCCGGAAGCGCTTCCCGATGGCGCTCCCGAGTGTCGGGTCGATGGCGATGGTCTCGTGGATGAGGTCGGCCATGTCGCGCATGTAGCCGAGTTCCGCGTTCCGAATGACCGTCTCGATGGTGGCGGGAGAGAGCGCGCTCCCGAAGTAGCGCCGCGTCTGGACGCTCAACGGCATGCCGTTCCAGCCCAGAGGCTCGTCGAGCAGCGTCTTCTCGAGCTCCGCCCGATCGAGCCAGACGGCCGACGAGGCGCCGTCGGCCGACAGGATCGTTCGGGTGCGAGGCGTTCCTCGTGGTCGTCTCATCAGCTTCTCTGCTCCAGCGGCTTCGAGTCGCCGTCCTTCTCCGGATCGGGCTCCCGCTTCATCTCGTCCTCTCGAAGCTCCCGCACGGCCCCCGCGAGGGCGTCCACGCGCGCCTTCTCGTCGGTGGTGAGCCCGGCGCCCTTCGCGTCCTTGGCGCTCACCACGGTCGCCAGCATGGCCTCGGTGCGCGTGGAGAGCGGGTAGGCCAGGGTGCCGTCGGCGAGCTCCACGGGTGCGGTGACGCGCTCGATCGTGACCGTGCTCCCGTCGTCGTAGCCGTGCCGGTCCTCGGGGCGGAGCGGGAC